TGTCATCTATTGTAAGAGTGGTTGAATTTATCGATGTTAATGTTCCATTTACGGTTAAGTTTGCACTGACTGTAAGATTTCCCCCGATTGATGCATTGCCGGTTGTTGAAATCGTGGCAAAAGAGACATCACTTGTTGTAGCTACTGCTTGACCTATTGATATAGCCACGGCATTGTTTGTAACTGCAGTTGTTACTCCGGTACCACCAGTGAACGTGAGAGTATCAGAAAGAAGGTTGACTGTATCTGATCCAGACCCACCAGCTATCGACAGATTGGTTGCAACATCTACTTCACTAGCAGCGGTGAGACGACCCTGTCCATCAACTGTAAATGTTGGAATCTTTACTGAAGAACCATAACTACCTGCAGTGACTGCTGTGTTGTCTAAATTAATTGTTATTATATCTGTATTTGAACCTACACTTGTTAACCCTGTTCCACCGGTAAATGTAAGAGAATTAGTTGTGTTAATAACTTGACTCAAACCAGTATCTGGAATAATTGTGAACGACGCATTTGCGACAGAATCGGAAACTAAATTATCAACATATAGTTTTGTTGTAGCATGTGTGTTTGCAGAAGGAGTTGGAATTGCTATTACTCCAGAAAATGTTTTATTTCCAGATATTGTTTGATTAGTTCCTCTTGTGACATAGGCGCCTGATCCGGGCTATGGCTTCTATTGTAGTTGCTGTTCCACCTTCTCCATTTGCGCCCTTGCCGTAATAAAGTGTGTCGTCTGCTTCGTTATAGGCTAGTTCTGCGTTTTCAAGTGTGCTTGGTAAACCAGCCGCGCCAGTAGAAGATCTTCTTTTAATTCTTATTGTATTAGCCACTTAGAAACTTCCTCCATCAACTATATTTTCTTTTTTTGTATTAACCCATTGATTTCCGTTATACTGCAAAAGGTCCCCATTAGATACCGTGTCTATAGTAACGTCAATTAAACCATTTAATATAGATTGACCTTCTATGTTTGCTTCAGCTGCTATTAATCTGTCTTTGATTGTTAAATAACTGCCTGCTGGATTTATTCCAATGACAGTTTGAATTGCTTCAACTGCATCGTTAACGTCTGAGTGCTGTTTATGGTGAGGTACTATTGATGAATTTAAAGTATCCTGAGACGAAGGATTAATAAGTATATCTAAAGAATTGGGATAATTAGTTGGCATGTCTCACCTAAATTAAAGCTAGAATTTTATTGACTTCGTTACTCCAGTTTATAGTAACAGTATTTTGTCCAGTATAAGCAAATGGAAGCTCCTCTGCGGTGTCCACGTAGAATACCAATCTTGAATTATCGATTGGTGAAGTACTTTGAGCAAAAACAATTGCATTGAATGACCCTAAAACTTCCATCTGAATATCGTCTCCATCAATGATTCCATTAATATTAGTAATATTCGATATACTAGAGCTAGTGGCAACTCTTGCATTTTCTGGAATACTAGAAACAAATTCATCATTGGAAGATGAATTTGGAGTATAATTTTCATTCGTTAATATTAACTTATATTGATTAGACAAGGTGTTTATTAAACCATTAAACAAACCTTGTTTTGCTTTTTTATAAACAAAATTAGCCAAGTTAAACTCCTACGTCTTTAGATATAATTAATCTATACTTATATCCAGATTCAAAATATTGTTTATTCTGCGTGTAATATGAAGGAGTTGCTTCTTTAGAGGGAACATCGACGTATACTTCTGATTTCCAAGAATGTGCAGAAATTCTACAAGATATATTTTCCCATCTTGATGGTTGTCTTTGAATTTTCTTTTTTTGTAATTTAAAATATTTATTATTTAAAAAGTTTGTAGCTGGTTTTTCATTAAAAAAAACTGTAACCCTACCATGGTTATAAGAATTATCAATATAAAAATCTCCGCTAACTGGATCTATTGATTCAATAAAAAAGTTTGGATTTTTTGCTATTATCTGATAACTACTGTAGGCATCTGTTCTTATGGATTTATCTTCTACCAAAAGTTCTTTCAATTCTGGTTCATTAACAGAATTGAAACTACCAGTTACTGCAGTATTTGGTGTTGCGCCAACAGCTAGTGTTTTAAATTTTACTTGCTCTTCTGCAATTGGTTCATTGGCAGCGTCTAGAAAATTTACAAATCTTATAACGTATTCCGTAGAAGGAGCTAGCTGCGCGTTCCACAGCAGCTTTAATGTTCTAGAAATTTGATTATACGCAGAAAGCGTATCTATAGTCTTAAATGGGCTAGATATCACAACAGGAGTAGCGGCTGTTGTCTGTACAATTATATTTGCTGCTTTTATTGAAGATATTTTTATTGTTCTTCCAAACTTAACAGATACAGTACCTAAACCAACCACCGCATTTTGTATCAGGTACGAAGCCACAACATTCTCCAGTCAATTTCGTTTACAGAATATAGTAATTAGTATAGATAAAAGAATAAGGGGGTGGCATTGCCACCCCCAAACTCTCCCAATGAAAAGGTAACTATAACTTTCCTAGGATTACGCCACAGTCTTCTGTAGGTTGACTTCGTAGTTGCGAGTGAGGCTGACGTTCTTAGCTACGGTGATACCCTCACCATCGCCGAGCATCACTATGTCGTAACGCTCTTTCATCTTCATCTGACGGATGTCGCGTGAAGGATCATCAAACTGATCAGTGCTCATGTCATCCTTGACAAGTAGTGTTCCAACTTCATTACGGTCGATCAAGAAAAGATCTGACTTAGCTGGTGTTGTACCACTCTTTGCTGTAAAGCTAACAAAAGGAGAAACAATCACATTCAGACCCATCGGGGCCGTTGCGTTCAACGTACCCTCCTTGGACTGAGGGCGATATCCCCAGCTTGTATTAACCGCTGCAGCTGAACCACCAGCATGGAAGATACTATCCTTGAGGAAGATCGACCACATTAATGGGTGAAGAATGAAATCTGTCGGAACATGATTTTCCGCCATCAATACAGCGGCCATGTCGATAACGTCATCCCAAGTAATTGTCTTATTGGCTGCGCCAGTAAAACCCTTACCGGTTGTGTCATCGTAGCTGGTGCTATCGTTGTCGAAAACCACTGTTGCCGCATCCTTGAATCTGCTCAACGCAATTTGCTCTTTCAAGCGTGCCATTGCGCGACCAGCTGCACGGACGTGAAGGCCTACTATGTCCCAAAGAGAGTCGGCGATTACTTCTTCAGTAAAAGCCAGTTTAACACCTTTCTTTGAAACTTTACCTTCAACTTGCTTAGCAAACGCGAGCGCTTGCTCTGGATATTCTTGTCCTTCTGGTATCTCTGCAGCCTGAATTGCATTAACGGCTGGGAACTCCAAAGAGCGTCCCTTGCCGAGACGCACAGTCGAAAGAAGTGGCGTAACCAATAACTGCGGTTCAGCTGCTTCCTTCAATGTACGGGAGATGACTTTGGGGAAAAGGGCGGCTGCATCGGATGATGCAAACGCTTCTTTAATGGTTACTCTATTCTCTCCGTCAATGTAACCGTCCTCAGTTAATGCTGTTTCCCATGCTGGGAGACCTGAGAGGAGCTCTTGGATTGATTTACTCATCTTAGGATTATTCCTCCTGTGTTATCTTTCTTTTTATTATAGTGTTAAGTTTACACGGAATGCGCCAAGCACATTCGTTACATCCAGGTTTGAGCGGATGCCCAACTTGCCTTGATAGGTGCCTGTTCTCGTAATTTCAAAAACAGTCTTTAGTGCACCAGGATCCGATGGCAATTGCATGTAGGAAAGCAAGCCATCATCAAAGTTGGTGGCAAACTTCTCTACTTCAATAACCTTACCAACCTGGAGGTAAGGATCTGTGCCGGACAGTGTTGATGTTAACACCACTGGACGACCCATGTGATCGGCTCTAACCAAAGAACCAACCGTTACATTATTATTCAAACCGTCGACGAGTGGATACTCAACGTAACCGTGAGTTATCCAGCCTGCACCTTGCGATGTGCCTTTATCGAAAGGACGGTAAAGGTCATACTGTGCTACGCCAACTGGAACAGACTGTTTTGCAACTGTAACGGTGTCAGTTGCTCCAGTGCTGTAAGCTGGAGTTGCTCCAGTAAGTGGGCTCCATGTCGCTGGCATTGTATCGCCCCAGACGACGTCGGCGCCCGAACCATTAGCTGGAACGACTCTTGAGTCGCCGTTGCTGTCTGCGACCACTGAGAGAATTGTTCCTTTGCAGATAACTATCTCAAAGCGATCATCTTCTGAATCGAGGTACCATGTTGGGAGACCGGCACTGGGAAGAAGATACGCAGAAGGCGCTATGCCTTCGGATACGACAAATCTACCCGCTCCAGTCTTACCATGTACTTTACGGAATTTTGCTAAGCTCATTTTAATTTCTCCTCTTGTTTATTTTATAGTTTACGACGCCCCATCAAAGCATCGACGAAAAGTTCCTCTACATTATCTGAAATAACTTCCTTTTTGTCTGCTTCAACATCTTCTATTGAAACAACATTGTTTTCTTCTTTAGCATTTTCTGCTTCGGAGGTTATTTGTGGAACCGTAGTTGTGTTGATAGTTGCTTTTTTAGCTGGCATTTTTGCTATGTCTCTTAGTGAGTCGGCCAATGAAGAGGCCGTTCTTGTTACATGATCTGCAACGAGAGCTTCCCTATCGGACGCAGCTTCCATACCTGCATTTATTTTTGCATCTACAACTCTTTCTGCCAACACTCTGTGAAGAGCTGCCTTAAGGTTTTTGTTTTCTTCTTCAAGAAGTTTGATCCTTGCAGAGAAATCATTTTCTTTTTGCTCAGCGACTTCTTGTTTATCGTTGAGTTCTTCTGATTTCTCTTTTTCAACTTCTTCATCCTGATTTGACTCAGGTTCTACTGCTGACTGTTCAGGCTTATCGGATTCAGCTTGTTTTTGCACGTCCGACTCTTCTTTTGTTTCA